TTCTTGAAGCTCTTTACAAGTATGACAATGGAGGAGCAAAGTACCTGACCCATGTGGCTCAGCGTTTGCTCGAAGAAGCATCTGAAAACGATAAAGGTATTGAGTCAGTTTACAGAATTGAAATGATCCCCTGATATAATCGGTTCACATACCAGCACAAAGGACGAATAGACAGTGTTTATCGCAATTGAAGGTTCCGACGGGTCAGGCAAAAGCTCGCTTATTGAAGCCATTAAGACAGAAGTTTACAGGCAGCGACCAAATGCAGAATTTATTACTATGCATCATAAAGGCCGGCCGCCCGAAGAAACGCGCGAGTGCTTGCTTAACGAGTATGTGCTCAGCCTTGAATCATGCAACTTGCAGAATGAAATTCACTTGGCAGATCGCTGGCACTGGGGCGAAAGAACCTACGCGCCAATTAAACGTCCTCACACAAACAAAGACGGTTACGGGCTTTTAGGGATTGCCGGTTGGCGTTGGGTTGAGCTGTTTATGCAGTCTCGCGGTATGGCTCAGTTCTTGTTGTATCAGAATCTTGAAACAATCAAAACGCGCGTAAGTTCGCGTGGTGATGATTTTGTAGATGTCTCAGAGCTTGAAACAATCTACAAAGCGTACACCGAAACGTCTAAAGTCGCAGTTATTGCTGAAACGTTGCTCCCTGGAGATGCGTCACTTGATGAGCTCCCAGCCTTTGCTTCTCATATTATTGACGTTGCAAGTGCCATTTCCAAGCGTGCATCTTTCTTGCAGAAGTTTCCGCAGTATATTGGGCCAATAAAACCAAAAGTATTGCTTATTGGCTCAGAGCAAGAAGAAACAAACACCGTTCTTCCTTTTGTTCCTACAACCAATAGTGACGGTGATTTTCTTTTATCGTCTCTCCCAGCAGATCTATGGAAGCATGTTGGAATTGTAAATGCTCAAAAAATCTCACCTTCTGACTTGTCTGAGCTTCACAAGGCATTGGGTAACCCGCCGATCGCCGCGCTCGGAAAAATTGCCGTACGAGCAATTCTTAAAAGTACTATTTACGTAGATGACTACGTTACTATCCCTCACCCGCAAGCAGTGCAGGATTACGCCGATGTGTACAAAAAACAATACGGCGAAGTAATTCAAGACATTAGTAATAATATTGAGCCCTCAAGTAAATGGAGACTTTCATGATTGAAATTGTAGATGGCGTAAACGGATATGTTGATCTTGTTCAGCACGTTTTGCGCAATGGAAAAGAAACTGCCCCTCGTGGAATGAAAACACGAGAAATTGAAGACGCTGTAATTAGCATTAGCGACGTCTATCACACACTTCCTCTCAAGATTGGTCGCGGCACCGTACCGGGAATTGGTGCAGTAGAAGCATGTCAGCTACTGTCTGGCACAAGTTTTCCAAAAACTGTAATTGCGATTGGCCCACAGTTCAAGAATTACACAGAAGATAACGGAATATTTCACGGAGCGTACGGTCTTCGCACAAAAGGCCAGTACGATGCAGTTCTTGACAAGCTTAAGAATGACTCAGACTCACGCCAAGCAGTAGTTACAATCTGGAATCCAGAGTATGACAATCAGCCCAGCAAGCGTGACTATCCATGTACCGTTCTTCATCAGTTCCGTATTCGTAATAACCGTCTTAATATGAGCGTGTATATGCGATCAAACGATGTATGGCTTGGCGCCGCATACGATTTCTTTCAATTTACTCAGGTACAGATTGCACTAGCGTCTGTTCTTGGTATTGAGCCGGGCAAGTACGCTCATCATGTTGGCTCACTTCATATTTATGAACAACATTACGGGCCCGCTGAAGATCTTAAAAAGACATCCAAACTTGTTGACGTCCCAAGCATTATAGGTTCAACGTGGAATGACATTGAAGCATCAGCGTTAAAGGCTTTGAATGCTGTAGAAAACGATACGATTATTCCTCAATTAACTGCGGCTGAAAAGTGGCATGCAGAGGCAATGATTAAAGCCGTTGAAAACAACAAAGCAAAGGCGCCCCAGTGAGCGAAAATTTTTCATTTGAACAGCAATCTCCTCTCAAGGCCGCGGCTGTTTCTATGCACGAGCTGTACACAACTTTAAAAGAAGCAGGGTTTTCACGTAGGGACTCGATTGAGCTTGTTGCCAAAATCATTACCGGCAGCATTTCAGACGCAATGATACACCAAAATGACGAAGAAGAAGAATGACAGATAACAGACCAACATGGCATGAAACTTGGCTAACAGTAGCAGACACAATTGCAAAAAGATCTCGGTGTTCTCGAGCACAAATGGGTGCTGTAATTGTTTCAAAAGACAATCACGTTATTTCTACTGGGTATAACGGCCCTGCAGCGACATGGCCTGAGTCAGGCGCATGTATCAATTGGTGCGAACGTGCGCAAGGCATAACACCACTTGGAAAAGAATACTCAGGCTGCCCAGCAATTCACGCCGAAGCAAACGCGCTTTTGTACGTGGATCGCTCTCAAAGTATCGGCAGCACTATCTATATAGTTAGTCCTCCGTGCGACGCATGTGCAAAACTAATCTCTAACTCTGGAGTGTCACGAGTTGTATGCAGAATTAGCGCAGCGGATTCTCACCGCGAGCCTGACAAGGTGATAGAATACTTACGTAAGTGCGGCATAGAAGTACTTATTATCGAGGATAAAAATGACAACTAATGATCTTTCAAGCGTTCAATTGCATCTTGTTGACAATGCACAAAAAGCTACTGAGTTTCTTGCGTGGCTAAGCGAGCGGCGTCCGCATAACGCAATAGCTGTTGACATTGAAACTGGAGAACTCCCAGGCAAGCCTCGCGATCATGCGTTCTCTCCATGGCATGGGCAAATGCGTCTTGTGCAAGTTGGAGACGGCATGCAAGGTTGGTCCATTCCGTGGCAAGAATGGTCAGGTGTTTTTTACGAAGCAATGGACAAGTTTGACGGTCCAATTATTTGCCACAACATTGCGTTTGAAGCTCGCTGGTTCGCAGTTCAGTCTCGCTGGGAAATGCCTTGGCACCGCGCGCACGACACAATGATTATGGCGCACATTATTGATCCGCTTGGGTCTGGTGCACTTAAACGTCTTGCCGCATTAAATATTGACAGCCGTGCTGTTGCACTTCAGGACACTCTTGATGTCGAGTTTGCAAAGAACGGTTGGACTTGGGGCACTGTGCCAATTAACTTTCAACCGTATTGGTCATACGGCGCGCTTGATACCGTGCTTACAACGCGCCTATGGGAAATGTTTTATGAGAAGTGTGGGCCCGAGGGTCCTTACCACAAGCCATACGAACTTGAAATGGCAACACGCAAAATTGTCACCCGCATGGAAATCAATGGCGCTCGAGTTGACCTTGATTACTCTAAGAAAAAATTCGACGAGCTGAATAACTACGCCGAGTCAGTCAAGTCTTGGGCAAAGCAAACGTATAACGGAACGTCAATTACAAGTAACCAGCAACTAGTTCGCTTGTTTGAAAGTCTTGGTGCTGTTATTACTGAGTTTACACCGACAGGGCAGAAGTCTTGTACTAAAGATCAGCTCAAGAAGCTCGCTATTGATGACAACAAAGAAGTCGCCAATCTTGCTGACACTGTTCTCAAGCAGCGTAAGGCAGACAAACTTGCCAATACGTATTTTTCTAACTTCTTAAACGAGTCTATTGACGGTGTTGTTCACCCGTCAGTGCGTACGCTCGGTGCGCGAACATCTCGTATGTCTATTACTAACCCGGCGCTACAGACTTTGCCTAAAGGCGACGATGTTGTGCGTCGCGCGTTTATTCCAAAAGACGAAAATCATATAATTGTGACTTCAGACTTGGACCAGGTAGAGTTTAGAATGTTTGCTAGCCTTTCACAAGATGACAATCTTATTAACATGTTTCATATTGCAGACTCGACAGGGTCTGACCCGTTTACCGAAATCGGACGAGACGTATACAACGATCCTTCAATGACTAAATCTGACAAGCGTCGTAATCTGATTAAAAGCATGGTGTACGGCAGACTGTATGGCGCAGGCGTAGCAAAGCAAGCGCTAACCGCCGGCGTTCATGAAGCACAAATGAAACAAACTTCAGATGCGTTTGACGGCAGGTTTCCTGGAATGTCGCATTTCCAAAGACAAATTGAAGATATTGGAATGCGAAGATTTAAGACTGAAGGCCAGGGATATGTCTACACATGGACAGGTCGGAGAATTCCATGCGATGACAATCGAGTTTATACGCTGGTTAACTACCTAATTCAGGGTGGAGCAGCTGAAGTGTTCAAGAGTAATCTTGTAAAACTTGACCAGGCAGATCTTACGGAATTACTTATTGTGCCCGTACATGACGAAATTGTTCTTAACGCTCCTCGCAAGGACGCAGAAGAAATCATGCGAATTGTAAAAGACTGCATGACAACAACAGAAGGTTGGGCCGTGCCGCTTACAGCGGGCATTGACGGACCAATGGAAACATGGGGAGATAAGTACTGACATGAAGCGTATGATTTTAGCAGTTGATCCGGGTAAGGCAAGCGGTATCTGCTGTTTTACTTGGGAGTCAGGCCAAGAGCCAAAACTAGAGTGGTCTGGCGAGTACCAACCCAATGAATACGTTCAGCCAATCCGAGAAGCTATTGGTCAAGCGTTTTTAGGCGGGTACCACCTTGATGTTGTTTGCGAGCGGTTTACGATTAACGCGCAGACAGTTCGAAACTCGCAGGCGCCATACTCGCTAGAACAAATTGGCGTTCTCAAGCAAGCGATGCGAGATGCAGGTATAGATGAAAATCTTCTTAAGTTTCAAAGCCCGGCAGACGCCAAAAGAATGTTTACAAACGAAGCAATTAAGAAGCTTGAGTACTGGCACAAAGGCGGTGCTGGTCATGCGTTAGACGCAATCCGCCACGGTTTGCTGTACCTAGCAAAAAATGGATGGACGCCTTTAAGGCTCCTTCAATAAAACTTCTAAAAGATACTAAGAAAAATTTTCTATAGAGTGCAGATTTCTGCTTAGTATATGATATAGTGACATATAACGAAATGACAAGAGGTAGAAAGTGCCCGTAAACGTAGAGCTCATTGAGACAGGTGAGTATATCCGCATTGACACAGAATGGCGTTATAAAGAACTGTGCAAAAGCATACCAGGCGCATCTTGGAATGCAAAAGACCAGGCGTGGAAATTACCAGTTAGCTGGGTTTCATGCTTAGCCTTGAGATCCGTATTCAAGGATGATCTTATTATTGGCCCACGTCTTTCCGAATGGGCAACTAATGAATTGAATACTCGTGTTGCGCCAGCTAATGCTCTTCGTGACTTGGACATCTACGAAGGCGACGAAGATTTATTTCCTCACCAGCGCGCCGGTGTTGCTTTTCTTGCCACTGCTCGTCGTGCTCTTCTTGCTGATGAGCCAGGTCTTGGTAAAACGGCACAAACTATCCGCGCGATTAAGAAGCTATCTGAAACAGAAGAGGTTTTCCCTGCTCTTATTGTTTGCCCAAACACTTTAAAGAAAAACTGGGAACGTGAATTTGGCATGTGGTGGCCTGATGTGCGAGTTCAAGTTATTAAAGGCTCGGCTGGCCAACGCCGCAAGCAGTTTGAAACTGAGGCTGATATTTATGTCATTAACTGGGAATCTTTGCGTGGTCACTCAAAGCTTGCCTCATACGGATCTATCGCGTTGGCGCGTTGCGTTGATTGCGGCGGACATGACGAGAGTGTCACTCAGAACCGCTGTGAAGTTCACAAACGGGAATTAAACGAATTTGATTTCAAAGCGGTTGTGGCGGACGAGATTCACCGCTCAAAGGATCCTAAGTCCAAACAGACCAGGGCGCTATGGGCGGCTACTGGAAATGCTGATATTCGTTTCGCGCTTACAGGTACTCCGATTGCAAACAACGTTCTTGATCTGTGGTCAATCCTTCACTGGTTGTCGCCAAACGAGTGGCCAAGCAAGACACGCTGGATTGATCGCATGATTGACACAATGCTTAATGCGTTTGGCGGCATGATGGTTATCGGTGTAAAGCCTCACATGAACGATGAGTTTTACGCTACAATCAATCCTAGAATGCGTAGAATGCTCAAGGCTCGAGTACTACCGTGGCTTCCGCCAGTGCTCAAGGAGCGCCGCGATGTTGAAATGTCGACCAAGCAGAAAAAAGCGTACAAGCAAATGCTCGAAGTAATGATTGCTGAGCTTGAGGACGGCGGTGCAGTCGTTGCGCCAAGCGCTTTGACTCAGACAACTCGCCTTTTACAGTTTGCTAGTTCATACGCAGAAATCTCAATTGATGAAATTTCAGGCGAAATGCGCACAGTTCTTACCGAGCCATCTTGTAAAGTTGATGCGCTTATGGATGACATCAAGAATGGCGACTTTGGCGATGACTCAGTTGCTGTCTGTGCAGTATCGCGACAGCTTATTGAGCTCTTGAGTAGAGCGCTAACAGACGCAAAGATTCCTCATGGCTTAATCACCGGCGCGCAAGACGAAGACGAGCGCCAAAAAGCCGTTGATGATTTTCAATCAGGCAAAATCAAATGGATTCTATTTACTGCACAAGCGGGCGGTGTCGGTATTACTTTGACTGCCGCACGTCGCCTTGTAATGCTTCAACGTCCCTGGTCACTTGTTGACTACAAGCAAGCACTTGACCGAGTTCACCGCATTGGCAGCGAAATTCACGACAGCATCGTGATTATGGACTACGTTACAGAAGGCACGATTGAAGAACGCGTTATAGACGTTCTTGACACCAAGGCCGATAACTTTGAAAACATAGTAAAAGACAAGCATCAGCTTTTGAAGATGCTCCAAGACAGTAAAGAAACATTATGACAGACATCACTCCAGTAGAAATTTCTCCGCGCGGGCCGGTCAAAATTTCTAACTCAGAAATTCAGACTTTTAAAGACTGCCGGCGCAAGTGGTGGCTAAGCTACTACCGTAGACTTCAACCAAACACTCAAAATTTTACAGGCGCGCTTGCACTTGGTTCTCGTATTCACGAAGCTCTTGATATGTACTACTCAAAAGGTATCCCGTTGCTCGATGCTCACGCAGAACTTGTTACAAAAGATAAGCATGCTCTTCTAGAGCAATTCCGTGACACGATGGATCTTGATAGTGAAGCTGAACTCGGGCGTATCATGCTTGAAGGATACCTTGACTGGGTAGATGAAAACGGTATTGACGCAGAGCTTGAAATGATTTCTACTGAAGAAATTATTTCAATGCCAATGTTTGACGGCGAGGTCGAGCTTCAAGGTAAACTCGACATGCGCGTTCGTCGCAAGGCGGACGGAGTTCGTATGTTTCGTGACTTCAAAACTGTAGGCGGTTCATTTACTGAGTTTGCAAGTCTTGCTCACATGAACGAGCAAATTCTTACGTACATGATTCTTGAGGCGGCGCAAAACAAAGAAGGCGAGCGCAGCGAAGGTGGAATTTTCACCATGCTTAGAAAAGTAAAGCGCAGTGCTAATGCTCGTCCACCGTTTTATGAGCAAATGGAAGTGCGCCATAACCAATTTGCATTGAGATCTTTTTGGAATAGACTTCATGGCGCAGTGCGCGACATGATGGACACAAGAAAAGCGCTCGATGAAGGCGCAGATGTAAACTTCGTTGCATATCCACGACCCAGTAGAGACTGTAAGTGGAAGTGCCAATTTTTCGCTATTTGCCCACTGTTTGACGACGGTAGCGCCGCCGAACAAGCAATTAGCGAATTGTATGTGGTCGATGATCCATATGCATACTACAAAACAACAGAGATGAAAGGAAATGAATGACATGTCAGAAGTACAGCGTTCACTTACTATCATGGTCTATGGCGAATCAAAGGTCGGTAAATCTTCCTTTGCAGTCACAGCACCATATCCACGTCTCATGCTCGACGTTGAAGGTGGACACAGGTTCCTCCCAATCAATGTCAAGTATTGGGATCCACTACGAGAAGAGCCACCTGTTGCAGATGGCACATGGGACACATGCGTTGTTAATGTCACAGATTACGACACAGTACTCAAAGCGTACCAATGGCTTCAGCTGGGCAAGCATCAATTTAAGTCATTGATTATTGACTCTGTTTCTGAGCTTCAGGTAAAGTGTGTAGATACAATTGCCGGCAAGAATCAAATGCAAATGCAACAGTGGGGCGAATTACTTCGTCACATGGGTGCGCTGCTTCGAGATCTTCGTGACCTTACAATGCATGCAACAAATCCACTTGAGGCTGTCGTTCTTACAGCAATGGCTCGTCAAGGGCAGGACGGGCGATACCGTCCGTACCTTCAAGGACAACTTGCAATTCAAGCTCCATATTTTTATGACATCCTCGGCGCAATTAGCGTTGAAGAGTTTCCAAACCCAGACCCAACGCAGCCGCCATACAAGGCGCGCCGCATGTACGTTGAACGGACTGCTCAATACGAAGCAGGCGAACGCGTTCAGGGTCGCTTAGGAAAGATCGTCGAGCAGCAGCACCTTGGTGTTGAAGCAATGCTCGATATCGTTTTCGGACCTCGTCCGGAGACAAAAACCAAAACAACAAAAACAGAAGGACATGGTGAACAATCATGAGTACACTCAACTGGGGTGACCTAGTAAAAGAAGCTGGCGATGTCGGCAGCTACGATCCGTTGCCGGACGGTGACTACGACCTTAAGGTGCTTGAAGCAACTGCAAAGGTTTCACAATCAGGCAAGACAATGTTTGCTGTAAAGGCAGAGGTTCAGGTAGGCGCACACGCAAAGCGTCTTGTGTGGGACAACCTTGTTGTTTCAACTGACAACCCAACAGCGCTTGGTATTTTCTTCCGCAAGATGAATGCACTCGGTCTTGGTCGCGATTTCTTCGCTTCAAGCCCAAGCAACGCACAAATCGAGCAGGCATTGAAAGGCCGCACATTCCGTGCACAAGTTGGTTCACGCACATGGCAAGGCCAGAAAAAGAATGAGATTAAGGCGTACTACAGTGTAGCCGCTGCATCTTCAGTCCCAACTGCACCAGTTGCCGCAGCTGCACCAGCGCCTGCACCAGCTCCTGCTCCCGCGGCTGCTCCAGCTGCAGAAGCGCCAGCACCAGCACCAGCGCCTGCACCAGTTGCAGAAGCTGCTGCACCTCCAGCTGCTCCTTTCTGATTCGATAGGAAAAGCTCTGCTTAATGCGCCAGAGCTGTACCTTTCGAGGTATAGTTCTGGTGCATCAGCATATTCACGAAAGACAGGTTTATGAAAATTTTAATGACAGGTTTTACTGCGCTTCAGATTAACACTGAACGACGCACTATTCAAAAAATTGATGTCCCAGCTTCTATTGTAAAAGCCCTCGAAGAATGTGGGCATGAAGTTGATTGGCGTCGAGTTACGCCAGGCGAAGATCTCTCAATGTACGATGTTATATGGGTCAATCTTGCGCCACTAAACTCACTCAACGGCAGACAAGGCGCAATGGGCGCGCTGTATGCTCTTAGTTCTGGAATACCTGCGGTCGGATTTTTTGACGACTGGCAATTTAGTTCAGTGTTTAACGCATGTCGTGCGCTAAAAAATCACCCAGAGCTTCTTTACAAGTATCTTCTTAGTGGCCCGCGAGGCGATGAAGCAGCGACGTACTACACTCTTCATGAGGCGCAAGCCGCAATTGAGCGTGTTCGTGCCAGCAACCCAGATGACGCAAACAAGTGCGCAGTAGGCCGATACTTTTTTAATGACACAGACGAAAACATTAAGCAATACGAAAATCAACTTGTTGCTACGGCTGAGTCAATGCTAGGCGAGCGCTGGTCGCACGGTTTAGTTCCAGCGTGCCCAATGTACTCATTTGGCGATCGTTCTTTAGTTCGTAAGCGTATGCCAAAGGAAATGTCTGGCATTGAAGCTCTAGATCCGAGCGCGACTATTTACGATATTCTGTCAACATCAGAGCCAAAAGATCCAGGTCTAAAAGAGCGCAAGTGGGTTCTTGGTGCTTTGATGCCTCATGACACTTGGCTTGAGCGCAAGAAACCAGAATGGCCTGTTGAAATTATTGGTAGTCGTAAGCTAATCAAAAAGTTTGGCGGACAGCGTCTTGACAGTGAAGCAGACGTTCTTGCTTTCTACAATGACTACTGGGGTATCTTGTCGCCTCCATACCCTCATGCGGGCTCTGGCTGGTGGAGAAGCCGGTTTATGTATGCCGCAAGGGTTGGTTCTATTCTTGTAACAGACAAAGGCGAAGGCAACCCATTGGGCAAGCCTTACAAGTTAACAATTAAAGAAGTTGAAGCAATGTCAGACGCTGAACTTGCTGAGGCTGCAACCGCTCAAGGGGACGCACTGCGCCCGCACATGCCAGCGTATAGTTCTTTTGTTGAGCACTGTAATCGTATTGTTCATCGCGCGCTTGCTGAAGACAAAGGTCTTAAAATTAACCCAGATGGGACTAAGTAAAAGTGGCTAGAGTTTTTATAACGGGAATGACTTCTCCGCAGTCGTCTCGAAGGCTTAATGCAAAGTCCATGTCTTTTACTGGGGCAATTGTAAATATTCTTGAAAACCTCGGTCACCATGTAGAGTGGGGAAGCCCGTCAGTATCTGTGTCAAAGAAAGACTTTGACAACTATGACATTATTATCATAGGCGTTGCTCCACCAATGAGCATTGCTTCTAACAACGCATTTAGCGCACTTAACATGGTTGACTTACTGTGGGACGACGAAAGACTTAGGTTACTCGTTGATTCACCGTCACCTGAGTCAATTTTGGCTAATCTTCGTGCTGTAGATCGAGAAAGCTTTAGAATGTTTGCAAATTTTTATGCGCAAAGGAAACAATACGCAGAAGTAATGTCAAACCCTAAAGTACAGGAAAAAATAATTTCAGCAACCCGCAAGCTATTCGCTAAGACATGGCCAACTACGTTGTACCCAACTACACCGTGGTCTGACATGTCGTCTGTTTCAACAAAACTACCAAAAGGCGCTCAGTCATCGCTAGCAAGTCTTTGCATTGATTCTTACTATCTTTCTTCTACAGCTGCATTATCGTCTTCAACAGTGACCAACTCTTGGGCGGTAGATACTAAAACAACTAAGTGGGCACTTTCAACAATGTCTTCTTTAATGTTTCCGACAGCGCTTATGAAACCAGTCAGAACCGCTGACGATGACACAGTTCAAAAAGTACTATCTACTTCGTATGGAGCTTTAATTAGCCCGACAAATAACGGAGCTATTCCTTGGAGTTACAGATGGGCACAAGCAATGAATTCTGGCACTCCAATTGCGAGTGACTGGAAGATTACATCAAGCATTGGTTCTTCGTGGTCTCATTTAGCAGCGGGCATTGAAGAAATGTCTTTAATTGATCGTTTTGAGCTTTCAGTATCTCAAATGGCAGATTATTTGAATGCTATACCACCAAAAAATATGGCTACAAACACATTACAAACAACGTTAGGAATAAAAAATGAAAGTACTATTTAATAAATGGCTTGAAAAAACAAAGCAACTTCAGGTCGACGTCTACGGCGCAGACTATACTCAGTTACATAGCAATTCACCATAAGATCTCAACCCATTAAT